GCGCCTCAACAGCGCTGAGACCAAGCGTCAACAAGCAGCTGTCGGCCTGGAGATTTTCCGTAACGCTGTCGGTTTCTTCGGCTGGCAAAATGGCCTGGGCAACCGCACTTTCGGTTTCCTCAATGATCCGAACCTGCCTGCATTCCACACCGCGCCGTCTGGCGGTTGGGATGGCTCTGATTTCCAGGGCATCACCGGCGACATCCGCTACATGGTTCGGACGCTCCGTGTCCAGAGCCAGGACCAGGTTGACCCTAAAGAAGTCGATCTGACCCTGGTGTTGCCGACCACCAAAGTGGACCTGCTGTCTACCACCACAGACTTCGGCATCAGCGTTTCGGACTGGATCAAGCAAACGTATCCGCGTATGCGAATCGTTTCGGCTCCAGAACTGGCGGGCGCTGGCGGTACTCAAGGCGCCCCGCTCGACGCGGCCTATCTGTTTGCCGAAGACATCGACTCGGCAATCGACGGCTCCACCGACGGCGGCGATGTCTTTTCGCAACTGGTACAAAGCAAGTTCATCACCCTCGGTGTTGAAAAGCGTGCCAAGTCGTACATCGAAGACTTCAGCAACGGCACCGCTGGTGTCCTGTGCAAACGCCCTTGGGCCGTTGTGCGCTTGCTCAGCATCTAACGCCGTTTGGCAAATGACCGGTGCGGTTAACGCCGCGCCGGTTCCCGATCCTGGAGGCTGTAGGGGCTAGCCGGGACGTAAAATAAATAGGACTACTCCAATGACTGTATTCGTTGTTTCCACTATGACTCAAAGCGTTTCGTACAACTTGTATGACCGCACCCGAGACGTACCAATTTTGACCAAGGCCATCCGCATCAAGGGTGGAACTGGTATTTCCTCAGCACGCAGCGGCTGGGGCGACATGCAAGAAGATGGTGAAGGCCGTCCAATCTGGACTGCTGATGGCTTCGTCACTCCCGTGTCCGATGCTGATTATGAGATTCTCAAGACTCATAAAGTTTTCTTGCAACACGAAGAGGGCGGCCACGTCAAAGTCCTGAAGAAAGACATTACCGACAACTACGGCGCGCTGAAACGCGAAACCCGTGATATGGAACGTGATGGATTCCAGCCGATGAACGAACAGCGCCTGAAAACGCGTGTCAAAGTGACCACTCAATCCCTGGCCCAGCAAGACGAATTCCGTCTGTAATCGAGGTGCGGCATGGCAGCTTTTGACCCGGCGAAATTCCGTGAGATGTTTCCGGCGTTTAAAGATACTACGAAATATTCTGACGCAATGTTGAACCTTTGGTATGGCGTTGCTACCGAATTTATTTCTGACGTCGACTCGCCATGCCGCACCCTCAACGGCGACTCTCTTCAATACGCTTTGTACTTGCTTGTGGCCCACTTACTCTATTTGATGGGCCAACAAACCGGACCGTCCAGCGGGAGCGGTTCGGGCGGCGGGAAACAGGGCGGCTTTGTTACCTCGGCGACGGTGGGTGAAGTATCCGTGTCCAAACTGGCCCCTCCTGCCAAGGATGGGTGGGAGTGGTGGTTGGCTGGGTCGCCCTATGGGCAACAGCTCTGGGCCCTCTTAAGCCTCAAGGCTGTGGGCGGGTTCTCGGTTGGCGGCCTACCAGAACGCCAAGCTTTCCGTAAGGTTGGAGGCGTATTCTTTTGAGCATTCCAGGAATCAATCTGCTGGAATTGGCCTTTGAGGTTATTGGGACTCAAATCATCCAGTACCGCAAGTTCAAGGGCCGCACTCAGAATTCACAGTTTCAATATGTCAACCAATATGATGAATTTTTCGATCTGGAAAGTTCCGTTCAACGAATTGCCCGCGACCAATACGAGCAATTCAACCTGGATTGGCAACGCAACTATGTAAACGTTTTTGCATCGCAAGACATGGTCGATATCGAGCGGGATTCCGCTGGCGATCAGTTTGTTTACAATGGGAAGTTGTACCAGCTCGAATCCCAGGGCACCTGGTTCTTCCAAGATGGATGGGCCGTTTGTATGGCCGTCGAAATTGGACGGGCTCCATTAATCCCAGAAGCCCCATAGGATAATCACAAGTGCTTGATTCGCAGCTAATCATCCTCATCAGCGGCGAAATCCTTAAAGCCCTTCAAATGGGCTTTCCGGCATTTGGTCCGACCGAGATTGCGCAAAAGGCACAGCCGACAAACGAAGGCGTCCCGAGCGATCCAACCGTATTCTTTGAAAAGTTGTTCGACTTGCCGCGCCATTGGCCAATCATCGGTTTTCAGAAGTCCACGCCTGAAGTTGACTTTTCGGAGTCGGCCAAGCAACTTTATGAGACGACATTTCAAATAAGTGCGTTGCGCTGGCAAGATCCAGAAAGCCTGGTGGTTTATACCGCATCCGACCTTCTCAATTATGTTTACATGTATTTTCAATTGAAGTCGGTTCGAGACGGCTTGATCAAACAGGGCGTTAATGTGCTAAAAGTTAATGAAATACGCAATCCGTATTTCCAAAACGACCGGCATCAATTTGAAGCCCACCCCAGTGTAGACATCGTGTTCACGCACATGCGGACAATGGAAATTCTGATTCCGGCGATCACCAGTGCCACTGGCGAATCTTATCCACTTGTGGAGTAGTGTACCATGGCCAAGAATATGATTGAGCGGCACATGGAAAACCTACGGGCAATGAAAGGGCGCTCCGTGGAGGCCGGTTGGTTTGAGTCAGCTCGATATGATGCCGGCCCGGATGGAAAGGAGGGGCGTTCTGTCGCGGCCAATGCCAGGTTACAAGAATACGGCGGGACTATCGACCATCCAGGCGGGACAAAGTATATTAAGGATGCGATTGTAGCCGGTCGATACGTCGGCACGCGCTTCGTCAAAAATACTTTCCAGGGCGACCACGAAGTCACTAAGGCCCACAAGATTGTTATTCCAGCAAGACCATTCATGCGAATGGCATGGAGCATGTTTAATGCGAGAAGAGGCGCAATTCAAAAACGCCTCGCAACCGACCTTGTCAGCGGCAAGATAACAATAGATAAGGCTTTGGGCCAAATCGGATTGGAACTTGAGGCTTGCATTGTAAGGAGCATTCGCAACGGGAATTGGACGCCTAACGCGCCATCAACGGTCGCGAAAAAAGGATTTGATAAACCGCTCATCGAATCGTCGCATATGCTTCAATCAGTGAGCAGCCAAGTTATTTAAACAGGAGTCACGCACGTGATCAGCCAAAGTCGTTATATCCGAATTGTATCCGGCGTTGGTGCCGGTGCGACCGTTGCAGAGCGAAAGCTCATCATGCGAGTCATCACTCAGAACCCCGTATTGCCGCCTGGCATCGTTGTGGAATTCCAAACTGCCGATGCAGTAGGGGCATACTTCGGCATGGCATCCGAAGAGTACAAGCGCTCGCTTCCGTACTTCGGGTTCATCAGCAAGAATATCGTGTCGCCGAAGCTCATCAGCTTTGCGCGCTGGGTAGATCAACCAATCGCACCGATGGTGGTTGGCGATGCAATCCCGAAAACCCTGGAATCTTTCACCAGCATCACCACAGGGCTGCTGACTATCAATGTCGGCCTGACGCCAATTGACATCACCGGTATCGCTCTCAGCGCGGCCACCAGCTTGACTGATGTGGCATCCATCGTGCAAGCTGCGATCCGTGGAAATGCCAACCCGCAGTTGACCGGCGCCACCGTGACTTACAATACGAACACCAACCAGTTCGTTCTCACGGGCACAGTAACCGGCTCTGGCTCGATTTCTGTGACAGACTCGGGACAGATCGGCGACATTTCCGTCCTCCTAGGCTGGTCCACTGGCAACACGGTTCTTGTTGGCGGCCAACCCAACGATCCGCCAGGACTGGCCGTTGCGAAAACCGCAGCCATCAGCAACAACTTTGGCTCGTTCGTTTTCGCCGCTCCAGTCGGCTTACTTACCAATGAGCAGATCGCGGCTATTGCCGAGTGGAACGACGCCCGCAACAATGAGTTCCTTTACAGCGTCCCAACGCCTTTGACCAACCTGGCAACTTTGTTCGGCTTGGTCAAAGGCTTTTCCGGCTGTGCACTCAACGTAATCTCGGCAACCGCCGCCAACGATTACGTTGAGCAATCGCCGTGCGAAATTCTGGCTGCGACCGACTTCAGCCAGCCAAACTCCACCAACAACTACATGTTCTATCAGTTCCCGAGTCGCACCATTACTGTCAGCGATGACATGACCGCCGACATGGCGGACCAGAGCCGGGGCAACTACATCGGCGTTACGCAATTTGCTGGCCAACCGCTGGCATTTTACCAGCGTGGCGTTCTGTGCGGCGGTCCCCAAGATGCCGTGGACATGAACATCTATGCCAACGAAATGTGGCTGAAATCGGCTCTGGCCGGGAACATCATGTCGCTGTTCCTCAACGTCGGCTCGGTTCCTGCGAACGACATGGGCGCATCCCAAATCCTGGCCGTTATGCAACCCACGCTGACCCAAGCCAGCACCAACGGCACATTCATCGCGGGCAAGACCATCAACGCGGTTCAACAGCAGTTCATCACCAACACCAGTGGTGATCGGAATGCATGGCGCCAGGTGCAAACAATTGGCTACTGGATTGATATTTCTTTTTCCAGCTACGTCAACCAAAACACCGGCCTGACCGAATGGCAAGCTACCTACAAGCTGATCTATTCCAAAGGCGATGCCATCCGCTTCGTCAGCGGCACTGACACCATGATCTGATCCCTGGGGCCGCGCCGATTGGGATAGTTCCGGCGCGGCCTTTCGGATATAATCAACGTACACGGGGAGTAACATCATGATCAATATTTCCGGCTACGGCCTGTCGGCGTTCATTACCGCTGACAAAACATTTCCAAACGGCTTCGCGGTGACCGAGTTTGCCGACGACGCAGACCCGCTCGACAGCCCGGACTTCGTGGCTGCGGACACTGCAAGCGGCCTCAACGGCGACCTGATCGTTTGGTCCAAAGCGAACGGCATCGAAATCGTCATGAACGTCATCCCGACGACTGAAGGCGATGATAACCTGGACGCACTGCTCGACGCAAACCGAAACGGCAAAAATAAATCCAGTGCCAAGGACAAAGTGAATATTGTATTCACTTATCCTGACAATCGCCGTGCCATTTGCTCCGATGGCGTGATTACCAGCGGCATCATCCTGCCATTGGTATCCGGGGCCGGTCGCTTGAAGACTCGTCAGTATCGCTTCAAGTTCGAGAAGATCACCAAGTCCAAATCTCCAGCGACTGCATAATGTATAAAATACCGCTGACATCGATCCCGAATCAATCCATCTCATTCAACTTGGATGGAGCGTATTGGCAACTCCACATTTATCAGGCTGTAAGTCAGATGTATGCGGATATCACACGGAATAGTGAAGTTGTGATTCAAGGAGTTCGTTGTCTCAGCGGTATTGGCCTTATGCCTTATCGTTATATGCACGCGCCAAACTTCGGCAACTTTATCTTTGATAATGATACCGATTGGACTGCATTTGGAAATTCTTGCAACCTTTACTATTTGACAGCAGATGAGTATTCAGAATATACTGACTTGGCGAGCGTCTAGCATGGCAACTTCAACGATTAAAACTGACAGCAATAATGATTTATTCGTTGACGATAGCCATGATTTGGTCGTTTTGACTGATCTTGAAGCAGTCACGCAAGATGTGCGGGCGGCGACTCTCATGCGGGCTGGCGAAGACATTTACAACGTCAATGCCGGGGTGAAGTATCTGGAGTATGTTTTCACTCCACAGCAGAATTACGATGAGGCGCGACGGTCCCTGGCCCAAAACATCCTGGCGTCTCCTGACGTCATCAACATCGAGCAATTAACCGTTGATATCGAGGGCGAGACGTTCGACTTTGAAGCCCGAGTATTAACGCTGCATGGCCCAACTACAGTGAGGAATAATCAATGAGCCCTACAATGGTACAATATGCTGGCGGCATCCTGGTCGAGCAGAACGATTATGGCAATCGCAAATACGTGCCGCAACCTTCTTTTACCCCGAAACCCGAAGATCCTGCCGCGAACGTTGTAGTGGCGCCTCCTGTGGTCAACGACCAGACCAATGCTATCGGCGCCCCTCTGACCGCTCCAATCCCTGGTAGTGTCGTAGACGCCGGAACGACCACCGAAACGGCCCCTGCCGCTGAAACGACCGAGCCGACCGCTGAAACGACCGAGCCGACCTCTGAAACGACCGAGCCGACCGCTGAAACTGCGCCGGTAGTCGAAAAGGCCGTCGCAACCAAAACCACCAAGAAGTAAGGTCAAGAAATGATCGACGTTAGCGGCTTTGGCACAGGCATAGTAATTTTGGCGCTCCAGTCTTTTCCGATGGGTTTCCAACTTACGGACTTTGCTGATGACGTCGATCCTATTTCTGCCAAAGAAGTAGAGCCAATCGGCTATGAAATGCTATTCGATGGCGAGTTGTTTGCCTATGACCAGGCGTCCGCCATCGAAGTTTCGGTTTCTGTCGTTCCAGGCACGCCCGACGATATCAACCTGAAAATCTTGCTCCAGAGCAAAAAGGGCGCTGCGGCAATTCTTCCTCTTCCCGACATCACCTCCATGGTCATTACCTATCCAGATGGTGGCAGGGTAATGTTGACGAAGGGCACCATTCTGCGCGGCCAGCTCGTTGACAGCATCAGTCCAGCTGGCCGCCGCAAAGGCAATACGTACACTTTCGCATTCGGCGCATACGCTGGGGCTCAGTCGGCAACTCAATTTGTCGCTGGCATCGGCCAAGGCCTTCTGGATATCATCTAATGGCCGGAAATGTGATCTCATCGCTGTTCGGTAAAAAGGCGCTGACTATTTATAATCAGACTTATGGATATGTTTCAGCCAAAGACCTGAAGATATCAAAGGTCACGATCAAATTGTCATCCGATCCTCAGCGTCACATGATGGAAGACGGGTCTGCCCAAATCGATACCAGAACCATCAAGGGCATCAGGATTCAAATGGAAGTTTTTTGCCCTGACAATGATACTTTGCTGCAACTTAACGATATCGTTTCTGATCGCAGCTCGCTATACCAAATTACGTCACGCGGATTGATAATCCCTGACATGATGATCGATTCGGAATTGATGAAGCAGATGCCAGAAGTTCTATCTGCGACACCGATCAAGTTGACCTTCAAACAAGTCATGATAGAAGGTAAGAACCCAATCGTCATGAACAACGCGGCAGATGCCTCCTTGATAGACCGAGGGCTCGCCATCGTCAATGACGCCACGGAAACCGTTGGCGAGTTGTATGATAAGGCAGCGGGCGCCGCAAGCAACCTGCTAGGGTGAATGTATGGCAAGCTCGCTACTCCAGGCCGTCTTCGGAACGCGCCCGTTCAAAATCGTCAGCGACCGCTTTGGATATCCATATTGGACTGATCTGAAGATCCTGGGTGTGGACATCCTTGTCGCCTCCAGCGTGGTTGAGGATCCACTTGGCATTGAGGTCATATCGTATCAAGATGAAGATACGTTTGTGAACTTGCTTGATGTCGATACTAGCAACGGGAAAATCATTCAGCCCACAAAACTTCGCGTTAAGTGCTTGTGCGCTGACTTGTCAACTGTCGAAGGGCTGATGCTCGGCTTCAGTGACCTAAGCGCAACTTACACCATCACCACTCGCGGCATTATTGCTGATACGATGATGATGACCGATATAACGATTGTCCAAAGTGGAGAGCGTTTATCAGCGGTTGAACTGACGATTGAATGGGAGCAATTCGCCGACCCTGCTCAATCAGGATTCGATCCTGATAATCCTGCAAATCAATCAACTTACGGAGTTCGGATTCAAAGTTTGCCCGAGACTCCAGCAGCGTCTCTTTCTCGTATTGGCAGCGACTTGACCTCAGCCGCACAGAGCCTTTATGATAGGGTACAAAACGCCATCTTCTAGAGATTTGACATGATCGAAATTACAAGTTCAAGCGGACAAGTTAAGCACGTGGTATTCCGCCACTTTTCTGCACTTGAAGGCTGGGATATGCAACACAAGTTCATCGAGTTTGCGGCCAGTACCAGTAAAGAAGCTCGGCGCGCTTTCACGATGGAAGTTCTGTCCTATGCCACCGTCGTGTTCAATGACCGTGAACTGCCGCTGTCTACTGATGCGTTGATCGATAATCACCTGGAAAGCTGGCAGAACGTTCAAAAAGTTTTTGAAGGAGTTCTAGAGTATAACGGAATCGATCCGAAAACTCACGCCAACAACCCAAGCTTCTGGTCCAATGCCGGCGCCGAAATCGCCATCAGCTTCATTGCGGAATGTTCCAAGTTGATGGGACCTGCCTTCGAAGTTGTATCCAAAACTGCCGTAAATCCGTTTCAAGAAAAGGAGTAACGGCAAATGTCGGAAATGGACAAGTTTGTACTTCAATACCAGGTTGAGATGAAAGATGCAATCTCAAGATTGGAGCAACTCAACCAAAAAGTTACTGGAGTCCAAAAACAAACGTCCGCGACCGGCAAAGAGTTCAAAGAGTTTGCAAGTGGCGCGGCAGATGAACTTGGACGTATCGTTCCTGGTGTGGATCGGGTCACATCTGCCGTGCGTACCATGGGCGCCCAATTCGCCATTGCCGCGACTGCCGTAGCCGTTCTCGGCGTCGGCATCAAGTCCGTTCTAGACATGCGGGCGCAGTTCGGCGAACAGCGTCTGGCCGGCATGGCAACCGGCGTCTCTGGCTTGCGCATGGAAGAGTACCAACGCAAGTTCGTGCGAGCATCTGGCGGTAGCGTTGACCGCGCTATGGCCCAAGAGCAAATCAAAACTCTGTCCGAAAAACTGCAATCGGCCTATGCTGACCCGACTCGAATGGGGACCGAAGCGCGTCAATTCCGGTTGCTTGGTGTCGAGGTCGGCCAGCGCGGCCAGAACAAAGTTCCATTCAACGAAGCCTTCACCCAGCTGGCCGATAAGTTCAGCAAAATGAAGCCGGAACAAGTTCAGGGCATTGCCAAAGCCATTGGCATGAAC